GGTACGCGCGAGTCATGAATGTTTCCTAGTCGTGGACTTTTTGTAAGGGCGTTGGTATAAAGGAGCTGATGAGGACTGGAGCGCCCTCACCAGCAAAGCATCAATTATAGGAGTTTATGATGCCACCCAAAGAATTACCTTCATTAGATTTTCTACGCAATATTTTTGATTTTGATGTCAAAACAGGATTTTTGAAATATAAACATAGAAAAAATGCACCTAGTGTACATAAACACACTGGTTATGTACGGATAGCAATTAAGGGCAAAAAATATCCAGTACATAGAATTATATGGGCATTAGCTAATAATATTTTACCCGACATTAACCATCAGATAGATCATATTAATGGTATAAGATCAGATAATAGAATAGATAATCTGAGATTAGTTACAGCTTCAGGGAACAGTAGAAATACTGCATTTCACAGACTTAATAAAGATAAAAACATAGGTTTATACTATAGGAAAGATAGAAAAAAATGGCGTGTAGGTATAACTATTAAAAATAAAAGGATATGGCTTGGCTGTTTTAATAGTAAAAAAGATGCTATGAATGCTAGAAAAGAGGCAGAAACAAAATTTAAATTCTATGATAAGGAGATTATAGATGGCCGCTTTATCTGAAGTTGCTGCACATTTAGGGGTGAGCTTAAAATATATGAATGATTTGATTGCAAAAGGTTACATACAAAAAAAAGATCGTGGGAAATATGATATTGATGAATGTCGCACTTCATATATCTCAAATTTGAGAGAAATGGCTGCTGGTAGAACGGCTAATGGTGAATTAGATTTATCAGCAGAAAGAGCGAGATTAGCTAAAGAACAAGCCGATGCAAAAGAAATGGAAAACATGGTAGAGCGCGGTGATTTGCTTTATATTGATGACATTATAAAGGACTTTGAGGAGCAACTTATCAACTGCAAAACCAAACTACTTGCAGCCCCAACTAAAGTGGCAGCAGAAGCATTTGCGGCCAAAGATGTTCAGGAAGTTCAGACGATATTTGAGCAAGCAGTAAAGGATGCATTAAGTGAGCTGGTCGGATACCGTCAGAAAGAAGCAGCGTAAGAAATTTCAGGTTCGTTTGCAGCAAGCAATGCGAAGGGCGCTGAAGCCGCCACCCAAGCTAACTGTCTCTGAATGGGCTGACCAATATCGGCAACTATCATCAGAAAGTTCTGCTGAAGCTGGGAGATGGTCAACTAAACGGGCTGAGTACCAGCGCGGCATGATGGATGCTATAAGTGATCCAAAGATTGAGACAGTCGTATTAATGACAGCAGCTCAGATCGGGAAGACAGAACTGATCAACAATGTTGTCGGTTTTCACATCCATCAAGATCCAGCTCCAATGCTTGTTGTGCAGCCAACTCTGGAAATGGCTCAAACATGGTCAAAGGATAGACTAGCACCAGCCATCAGAGATACACCAGTTTTGCATGATCGTGTTGGCGATCCTCGATCTAGGGATGGCGGCAATACGACACTTCATAAGATATTCCCAGGTGGACATGTGACAGCAGCAGGGTCAAACAGTCCTGTCTCTCTCGCGTCAAGACCTTGCCGTCTTATCTTATGTGATGAGGTGGATCGTTATCCATTATCTGCTGGAACGGAGGGAGATCCAGTATCGCTGGCCCGAAAGAGATCGACTACATTCTGGAATAGAAAGATAGTCTTAGTTAGCACTCCGACAGAAAAGGGTGCGTCACGGATTGAACAGGCATATGAGGAAAGTGACCAGCGAAAATTTCATGTAGAATGTCACGACTGCAAAGAATGGCAATCTCTTACATGGGCTAACGTAAAGTGGACGAATAGCGATCCGAATACTGCTGAATATGTATGTCCAGAATGCGGATCATGCTGGAGCGATGCAGATCGATATAAGGCTATCCGATATGGTGAATGGCGCAAAACCGGAGATGGTGACGGCAAGACGGCTGGTTTTCATCTGTCAGCTCTGTACTCGCCTTGGACAACTCTAACAGAGATAGTGCGTGATTTTATCGCATCTAAAAAAGATCCAATGCGACTGAAGACATGGGTCAACACAACACTTGGCGAAACTTGGGAAGATCAAGGGGAAAGTCTGGATGAATATGATCTGATGGACAGGCGCGAGGATTTCGGAGATCAGTTGCCAGAGGATGTGCTTATTCTAACGGCTGGTGTTGATATTCAGGATGATCGAGCTGCTGTTGAGATTGTTGGCTGGGCTGAAGGTGAAAGAAGCTATAGCGTTTTCTATGATGAGTTTTACGGAGATCCATCGACTAAGGATTTCTGGAATGTGTTAGATACTACGTTATTACAATCGTTCAAACATCCTTTGTCTGGCGATATGGTTATCAGATCGACTTGCGTTGACTCAGGCGGTCATTACACGCAACAGGTTTACAACTACTGTAAAACTCGCGCTGGACGTAGGATATTTGCGATCAAGGGTATTGGCGGTGAAGGTAAGCCGATAGTCGGACGGCCTACGAAAAACAACATTGGCAAGATAAATTTATTCCCAGTTGGCACAGATACGGCAAAAGAGCTGATATTTGCCCGATTGAAGATCAGAGAGTTTGGACCTGGGTATTGTCACTTTAGCAATCAAAACTCTGAAGAATACTTTAGAATGTTGACCTCAGAAAAGAAGGTAACACGTTATTTTAAAGGGCGTCCAAGGCGTGAATGGATTAAGGTCAGGCAGCGCAATGAGGCTCTTGATTGCAGAGTATATGCAACCGCTGCATTTAGTATACTAAACATAAATATAGATGCGGTTGCAAAACAGGCACAAAATAGAGTACAATCAAAGAAAAATGAACCTGTGCGGCGTGTGCATAAACCGCGTCCGAATAATTTTGTGACAGGATATTAGAATATGGCAAATTTATTTGACGCTGATAATGCACCTACTGAAGTTCCCAGAGCAATTGTCATAGGTGACTTTGTCCAGTTCAAACTGACTGAGTATTCCAGTGATTATGCGAATACGGCTCACACACTTACATTTGTGGCAAGAGCGGCAACAGGAGCCAATGTAGAATTTCAGATTACTGCGACAAATACAGGCAACGATTATTTATTTACAGCAGATAGCGCAACGACTGCTGGTTATACTGCTGGAGCATATCATTACCAGATAGAAGTACTTGAAACCAGTTCTAGCAATAGAATTGTCGTTGATCAGGGTGAGCTGGACGTCACTGTTGATCTCGATGTTAATGCTGTTGATCCTAGAACTCATGCAGAAAAGATGCTGCAAAAGATTGAGTCTGTATTAGAGAACCGTGCAGATGCAGATGTTTCCAGTTACAGCATTGCCGGACGATCCTTGACCAAAATGTCACCCGAAGAATTGCTGACTTGGCGTGATAATTATCGGCGTGAAGTAAAAGCGTATAGAAGAAAATTAGATGTGAAGCATGGACGCCGAACGTCATCAACTGTTTTAATGAGGTTTTAAAATGGGCTTGTTGGATTTTTTATCATTCCGTAACGAACAAGCTGATGAGCAAGTAGGAAAACGAAGTCGGAGAAGATTACGTCAATACGCTGGTGCAAATCAGGGTAGATTGTTTGCTGACTTTGTAGGATCTAGTTTTTCTGCTGATAGTGAACTTAGAACAAATTTACCTATCCTTAGAAACCGAAGCCGTGATTTAGCTAGGAATAATGAATATGCTAAACGCTTTCTTAATCTGATCAAAACCAATGTTGTCGGTGAAAAGGGGTTCACTCTCCAGGTCAGAGCTAGAAATTCTGATAGGTCACTTGACTCAGCCGGAAATGCTATCATTGAGGATGCATTTAAGGCATGGGGAAGATTAGGTAACTGTGATGCGACAGGCCGTATGTCTTGGCTGGATGCCCAGCGTTATGCAGCAGAAACATTAGCCAGAGATGGTGAAGTCTTTGTGAAATTCGTGCAGAACAGACGCTTTCGAGATGGCTTTGCATTGCAATTTATCGAGAGTGATCTTGTAGATGAAAGCAAGAATGGCAAAGCTGAGAACGGCAATCAGATCCGTATGGGTGTTGAGATTGATCAGTTCCAAAGACCAGTTGCTTACTATGTTCTAACAGCCCATCCAAATGATACATTAAATTTTGCTAATAAGGTCAACAGAAAGCATATTCGTGTTCCAGCAAGCGAGATGCTTCATGTCTTTATACCGCAAAGAACGCATCAAAACCGTGGCGAACCTTTTATGGCTCCAGCGATAGCATCATTGAAGATGTTGCATGGTTATCGTGAAGCTGAATTGATTGCGGCCAGAGCTGCTGCTGCAAAATTTGGTATTATCACTACACCTGATGGAGATGAGTTTATCGGTGATGATCAGACAGAAGATGAAGTGCCAGTAATCGACATGGCTCCAGCTTCAGTCTATCAGTTACCATCCGGCCATGACTTTAAGATGATTGATCCAGCTCACCCAACGTCAGCATTTGCCGACTTTGAGGAAGCCGTTTTACGAGGGATCGCATCCGGTCTGAATGTCAGCTATACCAGCCTTTCTAACGATCTGAAGGGTGTTTCTTATTCTTCCATTCGTCAGGGAACGATAGAAGAGCGAGATCATTACAAGACACTCCAATCTTTTATTATACAACATTTTTGTGAGCCTGTCTTCCGTGCTTGGTTAGATAGCGCCCTTACTTTTGGCGATATTCCTATTCCTATATCAAAATATGGCAAATTTGCTGACAATATTCATTTTAGAGGCAGAGGTTTTGCATGGGTAGATCCACAGAGAGAGATCAACGCAAATGTGACAGCTCTCTCTAACGGCATCGTAAGCATGAACGACATTGCATCCAATTATGGCAGAGATGTTGAGGATCTGTTTGAGCAAATCCAATCTGATAAAGAGATGGCTGAAAGATATGGATTGAAAATGGCGTTTGAGCCATTCGGACAGAAAGCTCCAGTACAGCCTGAAATTACTGAGGATGCTGACGATGTATAATCCCACTCAAGGCATGAAGGAAGAAGCCCAGCGCGGTCTAGATTGGCGGCGTGAGTTTGGGCGTGGAGGAACTGCTGTTGGCATTGCTAGGGCCAGAGATATTGTGAATGATAGGGATTTATCAGAAGACACAGTAAAAAGGATGTACAGCTTTTTCAGCCGTCACGAAGTTGATAAGCAAGCTGAAGGATTTAATCAGGGTGAAGATGGTTATCCATCAAACGGACGTATAGCGTGGGCGCTCTGGGGCGGTGACGCTGGGTTTAGATGGTCTAAGGCCATCAGAGACAGATTAGAGAAGCAGGACCGTGGCGTTCGAGATTTAACTGACGCTGTTCGAGAAGGATTGCGTAACAAAGTTAAAGATCATAATGAAAAAGTGGGTAATGCACCGACTAAAAGAACCAACCTTAGAACACTATCAGCAGTGTTCAATAGAGGTATTGGTGCATACAAAACTAACCCTGAAAGTGTAAGGCCAAGCGTAAAAAGCCCAGAGCAATGGGCTTATGCAAGGGTTAACAGCTTTCTTTATGTATTAAGAAATGGTAAATTTAGATCAGGAAAACATGATACTGACTTATTGCCAAAAGGTCATCCAATGAGTTCGAAGAGAGGCGAAGATATGGCAGACGATTTATTTGAAGAATTAGAAGAGCGTCATATTGTTGACATTCAGCAAACTGATACTGAGATCATTGTTACTTTTGCTAAAATTCACGATGACGAAGAAGAAGAAATGCAAGAAGAGCGTTACAGCCGTGAGGAAATGGAAAAGCGCTCTCACCACATGGATAAAAAAGATAAGGCGATAGATGTAGAAGCTAGACGAGTAAAAGTCGGTGTTTCTACTGAAGAGCCAGTTCAGAGAAATTTTGGATTAGAGGTCATAGATCATACGAAAGAAAGTATGAACTTGGACTTCTTAAACAGTGGACGCGCTCCTTTGCTGCTTGATCACGAAATGGACAAGCAAATCGGAGTAGTCGAAAGGGTTGAACTCGATGAAACTGCACGGCGTCTTCGTGCAGAAGTTCGCTTTGGAAAAAGTGCGCTTGCTTCAGAGGTGTTCAATGATGTTACTGATGGCATCAGACAAAACATCAGTGTAGGTTATCGTATTGATGGCCGAATAAATCGTGATGACGATCCTGAAGAATACTACAGGGTTGCCACCACTCCTATGGAGATAAGTATCGTTTCAGTACCAGCCGATCAGTCCAATCTGGTGGGTGTTGGCCGATCTGTTCCAGCCGAACCCAAAACTCAACCATCTATGGAGGATGTTACTATGACTGACGAAGTCAAAAAAGACATCGATCTGGATGCTGTTAAAGCTGATGCAGTGAAAGCAGCGAGAAAGAACGATGCAGAAATCCTAGCCATCGCAGCAAAACACAATATGCGTGATCTAGGTAATGAAGCGATTGCAAAAGGCATGACCGTGGATTCATTCCGTGGCACATTGCTAGACGCAATCGGTGACAAACCACTAGACGTTGCACCAGCAGCAGTCGATATGCCTGTTAAAGAAAAGCGTGAATATTCATTGGGTCGCATGGTCCAAGCGCAAGTAACAGGTGATTGGCGTAAAGCTGGCTTTGAGCGTGAAATGAATGATGAAATCGCAGCAAGAGTTGGGCGCGATGCAGAAGGGGTCTATGTTCCTGATTTTGCATGGGGTCAGCGTGGTCCGTTATCTACAGCGGCTACAGGCGGTTCTGGTTCAGAAGTTGTTTTCGATGACTTCGTTCCAACTGCACATCGCGGCGATATGTTCATTGAAGCACTCAGAGCGCGTCAAGTACTTAGCGGATTAGGCGCTACTTACATGACAGGCTTAACTGGCCGCATCAAAATGCCAAAAATGGCAACTGGTGCAAATGCTGCATTTGTTGAGGAATTAGCAGATGTTGCAGACGGAGCTGGCACAGACGGTGGTGTAACTCTACAGCCACGCACAATGGGTGCATTTGTAGACTTGTCACGTTTGTTAATGATGGAAAGTGTTCCAGCAATTGAACAAGTGATCCAAAACGATCTTCTTGCTTCTGCTGCTGATCGCACAGAGTTCTATGCTATCCAAGGTTCAGGCTCTTCAGGCCAGCCAACAGGTATCTTGAACACAGCAGGTGTGAATAACCTAGACATCTCAACAGGTACAGATGTTGACGCTCTTACATGGGCAGACATCATTGCACTTGTTAAGTTGGTTGAAGAAGACAACGGCATTGTCAATGGCAACGCTGCTGGCTTCCTATCACATCCATCCGTCAAGGCTAAACTTGCATCAACTGTAAAAGTTGCATCAACAGATAGCGTAATGTTGTTAAATGATCCTTGGAATAACCTATATGGTTACCCAGCAGCATTTAGCTCAAACGTACCAACAACACTTGATCCAGGTGATGGTGGTAATGACGCTTCTGCATTGATTTTCGGTGATTTCTCACAGTTGATCATTGCTCAGTTTGGCGCACCTTCAATCCTAGTTGATCCATATACAGGATCTCGCGCTGGCACAGTTCGTATGGTGCTACACGCAGAACTAGACGTTGGTGTACGCAACGCAGTTAGCTTCGGTATCACAGACGAGGTTGACCACTCATAAGATAGATAAGTGGGGCAGAAATGCCCCACTTTCCTAACCGAAAGGTATTATTATGAAAGTTAAGATTTTACAGAAATGTTTCACTGGATTTGGTGGGAACATGATGAAGGGCGAAGAGCATGATCTGCCAGACAGAACAGCAGAAAAGCTAATCAAGCGTGGATATGCAGAAGCTGCATCCAGCCCAAAAGCAGCTCCTAAACCAAAAGCACCAAAGAAAACAACTCGATCAGTCGGACTAAAGAAGTCTGAGGAAAAGCTGGAAACGCCAGAAAGTGACGAATAATGGCCATAGGTTTTGCAAATGATCTGCTTTCATTATTTGCCATTGAGGATTTTGCAACGACTGCAACATATCAGTCTGCTGACCTCATTGGTATCTTTGATAATGAAACAGTACCAATGGATGCTGGAGGCACTGCACAAGTGCATCAAGAGCAGCCACGTTTCACTTGCAGAACCACAGACGTTTCAAGCATAGCTGCTGGACAGACTCTAGTCGTTGATTCTACTACATATAACATTATAGCTTGGTTACATGATGGAACTGGTGTGACCACTATTCAACTAGAGAAACAATAATGGCACACGTTAGGCAGCAAATACGGGATGCAGTTGCAACCACACTCACAACAGCGGTAACGCTCGTTAGCAGCCGTGTTTATACTACACGGGTACATCCGTTAAACGAAGATTTGCTGCCAGCCATTAGCGTATATACAGGCAGTGAAACCAGTGAACGATATAATATTGGCGTCACAGACGTCACAAGAAATTTATCATTAGAGATTGATATTTACGTCAGGGAAACAAGCACCTTTGATGATGATGTCGATGCAATAGCAGTGCAAGTTGAAGAAGCAATGGCCAATGATTTTACTATCGGTGGACTAGTTAAGTCTTCTGTATTAACTTCAACTGCAATACAATTTGACGGCGAAGCCGATCAAATATTAGGTGTAGCTAAGTTAACTTATGCGGTTAGATATGTTACAGCTATTAATGATGTGGAAACAGCCAAGTAGAAGGAGATCATAACTATGGCTACTTATTTCGGATCAGATGGGAGCTGCAAGGTAGTCACTAGCGGTGGTACTCCAGCAGCTTTAGGCGAGCTATTAAGCTGGTCTTTAACAATGACCTCAGACACAGTCGACTCTACGACTATGGGTGACACCAATAGAACCTATGTGGCTGGTTTAGCAACAGGTACTGCTAGCCTTTCATTATTCTGGGACCCTGATGATGCTGCACAAGCTGATTTAGTTCAGCGTGATACAGTTGACGCAGAGTTCTATGGTGAAGGTACAGATAGCGGTGATACAAAGTACTCCGGTTCTTTTATTGTTACTTCTGTCGCAAGAGGCTCAACTCACGATGGCATTGCTACTCTTGAAGTTGAAATGCAGCTTTCTGGAGCATTAACAATTGGTGCTGTTGCCTAATGTCTATTACTTCACAAATTGAAGTCGCTTCTGAGGATGTCAAATCTATGGAGATCTCTGAGTGGTTGATTAACGGTCAGCCTCTCAAGATCTTCTGGACACCAATGACAGTAAAAGATCAAAAGAAGATTACCCAGCGCTATCCTGATTTCTATGAAAATATTATGAGCGTGGAAGTTCAGGTTCATATAATTATTACGAAAGCTCTTGATGAAAAAGGTGATCCGTTATTTGATTTTGGCGATAAAAAGTGGTTTGATGATCGTGACCCATTAGTGGTTATGAGGATTGCATCGTCTATCATACAGAATAAGACGGTGGAGGAACTGGAAAAAAACTAATTGACGATCCATTCAGGATGAACGTCATAACATTGGCAGAAAAGCTAGGAAGAACAATAGCTGAGATAGACCAGATGACGATGGATGAATACAACGAATGGGTCGCGTTTTACAAAGTGTTAAAGGATCGCTCTGATGACTGATTTTAATATTATCGTTGGCGTACAATCAGGCGATGCTATTAGAGAACTTAGCAAGGTTCAAAGAAGCGTTACCAGCGTTGGTACCGCGACACAGAGAACAACCAAGCAATTACAAGCTCATGCAAATCAGTATAACAGAACTGCTGTTTCCGTTAATAAATTTGGCAAGGGTGTAGCTCAACAGGCTGGCTATCAGATTGCTGACTTTGCCGTACAGGTGCAAAACGGCACAAGTGCGCTACAGGCATTTGGTCAGCAGGGTTCTCAGATGCTTGCTGTATTTGGCCCTATTGGTTCTATCATGGGTGCGGTTGTTGCGGTAAGTGCAGCTATAGGCACGGTACTGATGAAATCGTCAGGATCTATGGGTCTTTTTACTACGGCCAGTGGAGAAGGTAAAAAGGCTCTAGCAGCTCTTAACGAAGAGACAGACAAGTATAGGCAAGAATTAGCTTTATTAGAGTCAGGCTTAGATAGTGTAGCTCAATTGCAAGCTAAAAGAGCTATTCTTAGTATAGAAGAAGCAATATCTCTGAAAAAAGTAAGGCTTGAAGAGAAAGCAGCCCTCTCAGGCCGGAACAATACATCTAGATTTATTCAAATGGAGATTGACGCTCTAGAAGAACAAATTGATTCATTAAATAATTCTTTGATAGCTATTTATGATGCAAAAAATGCAATAACAAAGAAAAAAGAAGTTATTCATCAAAGTACAAAGGCAATTAAAGAACAATCTAAAGCACTTAAAACAGAGCTAACACCAGAAATGAAAAGAATAGCAGATATTTCTAATATGGTTGGTAATACGTTTGAAGGGTCTTTCATGTCTATCATCAAAGGAACATCGTCTGTGAAAGATGCGTTTAGATCTATGGCTGCTAATATTATTGCTGAATTATATCGTATCTTTGTAGTTAAGAAGATTACCAATTTCATTACTGGTTCCCTTGTACCTGGGATAATGGCTGGTCCATTACAGGGGCCAACATTGTCAGGCGCTCCTTTGCCACGTTTCGAGGGTGGAGGATATACTGGTAGAGGATCTAGATCAGGAGGATTAGACGGGCGCGGTGGATTTATGGCTATGCTGCATCCGAATGAAACAGTGATAGATCATAAACGTGGTGGCGGCGGAGCTAGTGTGATTGTGCAGCAAACCATCAATGTAACGACTGGCGTCCAGCAAACCGTCAGAAATGAAATACAAACATTGCTTCCACAGATTGCCGAAGCTAGTAAGGCGGCGGTCTTGGATGCTCGAAGAAGGGGTGGCAGTTTTGCCAATG